TCACTTGCGGGCGTATTTGCACCAGAATGCGCCTGAGCCAGCACCAAAGGCTAGCGCAGAGAAAGTGGCCAGATACTGCTGAAAGTGACCGACGTACAGGTGAAGCGTCAGACTGTAGAACAGCGACGCCAGCAGCCCAAAAACCAGTGTGGAAAACATGACGTCGATCGGTCTGTGATGCTCGTTCAGCCCCACGTTCGCAATGAAATAGCCTATATAGCCACAGGCGAGGGTAACCAGGGTCGCCCAGGGCAAATTCAACAGCGACACATCAAACATGAGTATTTTCCTTTAGGGATAACTGTGTATGCTGTAAGAATAAAAAAAGCACGGTGAAGGGTCTACCGTGCTGTCAGAATTTCGAGGATTTTTGAAAGTACTTTAACAAGCGTTGGCATTGGCTATTTACCGCGATGACTCCTCATCACCAGGCTCACTATTAAACAGTTTCCCCTGCATCCGATCCAGTTCTTCTTTTCTGACCCGTTTCACCACGCTGTAGATCCACTGCAGCGAGACGCCGAACTTCCGGGCCAGCTCGTGGTGATTGCGGCCGTCGAACGCCTGAAAAATTTCCCGGTCGCGCTGGCTGACTCGCCAGACCATCCCCATCGGGAAATAGACGTTTTGCCCGCCCCAGACCTGCATCATGCGGTTTGCGACCGCCTGGCCAATCTGGTCGGCAAAAGCAGGGTCAATATCAATAATCTCGCGGACGGTCTCTGAGGTGTGCTGCGCCAGTTCTAGCAGCAGCTCTGGCCCCTTACTACGAAACTGGCTCATGTCGCTCATTGTTTTACCCTCGTTACCCTGTGCTGCCATTTTTTCAGTTTCTCGATCACGCTACTGGCTTCCTCATTACTGAGCCAGCGTAGTGCGCTGATACCTGTCTCCCGGTGAATCCAGAGCGCCAGAGCCTGTTCAGAGCTGTCACGGACGATGCCAGCAGCAGCCATTTCAAGCCACAGCGCCCGAATTTTCTTCGACTGCGGATGGTTATCCAGCGGAAGACCTGGTTTCACTTTCCCGGCAGGTTTAATCCGAAACCCTTTCTTTTTCATGGACTCCAGCACCTGAGTGAGCTGGGGGATATCCATCCCCCTGGTTGAAGCCGTGCCAGTCAGTCCCTGCAACATCTGGCGGTAAGTATCTTCGTCCATTTTCAGGTTATTGCGGGCGATATGAATTAGCCGGGTTAATTGTTGTTTAGTCATCGATATCGTCCCCATTGCCCGGCAGTCCAGCGAAGCCGACGAAACCGTACCAGAATGCACCCGGGACAAAATATTCCATCATCATGATGCACCGCCAGTCTTTAGCTGTTCCTGCCCGGATACCGGCTGATGCAACTGAACCTGCCGCCCCTCCTGATACCCCTGGTTAAGCGCCTTATCGGCACCACGCACATTCTGTGCATCACGCCCGGAGATGCTTTCGCAACGTGTGTATTTTCTCTCCAGCCACCGCTGGCAGAGCGCTTCTTCGTGGGCAGTCATCGCCAGCTTTTCGATTTCCCCCAGTACAGCAATAATCCAGCCCTCAGCGAACTTATCGCTGCGACGGCTTTTGGTGCTGGTTTTAATCCGTTTGCTCTGCTGGCCAATGTAGTCACGACGTGCCCGAATGAGCTGACGCCCCAGAACGTTATACGTGTACGCCGCCAGCGCGGTTCGCTCTTTCAGACCATAGAAGCTGACCCGATTATTCAGGCCCTGCAAAATAAGGGATTTGACGCCAAAGGCGTCCTGGATGATGGTAAGCAGCCCCAGCATATAACGGGGCGGTTTAACGGTTCCCGTTGGCCAGTAATCACTTATTTCTTCGCCAATATCGTTAAGCACGATATCGTCAGCCGTAATACCGAAGGTATCCATCAGCTTTCTGGCCCTTTGCAGGGCCAGTGCTGCCTCATGGGGATTATCGGATTTTGACAGCGACAGGAGTTTCTTTAGTTTATCCAGAATCTTTTCATTATTGTGCGACATAAGTTCCCCCCATACGTTGCGCCAGCCGTTCCAGCGTTTGCTGCTTCTGATAATCAATTAACCCGGCCAGCCCGTTGTGGCGGAATTGCTCGATGATAATCTCCACATCGGCCATTACGCTGGCCAGGCGGCGCTCAGGACTTTGATGATTTAACATGCGGCAGGATTCCGCAGCCAGCTCGCTGGCCTTTTCACCCAGCCTGCACAATTGCTGGTCATAATCCCATACCCGCAGGGCCTGCTGATACAAAGCCGCCTTATCCATGGGCAGCCTCCATTGGCCGGAGTTCGCCAGCAGGAACCGTTATCCCGTATTGCTGACGGCAATGAGGGCAGACAAGAATAATATCTACAATCCAGTCGCTGAACTCAGGCGTCTGCAAAACATTTGCCTGTTTCAGATTCAGTTGTGCCACCGGTTGCCGGCACTGCATGCAATTAATAGCCATCACTGGATCTCCTGTTCAAACGGCGTAATTGAAAAATCTTCTTTATCTTTATTAAAGGTTATTCCTTTAATATCTTTCACTGCTTCTTTGTCAGCCAGAATAGCGTCTTTATTAATTTCTTCTTTAATACGAATAAAGCGGTCAAGCCTGAGTGTTTTTAACGCCTTCAGCACAACATCAGTGCCTTTTATCGTCACAGAGGTGGGACGCCTCCGCCAGGCCACTTCGCCGGTATTAAACTTCACCGTCCTGGTCTTATTGCCGTCAGTTATGTCGGTACGGTGCGCTTCGCACCAGGTCTGTACGCCCTTCTGCAAAGAGGCCTGCCGGGCTTTCATCGCCTCTATTTCCGGTGTGTGCTTATTAGTCAGCACCGCGATGCGGTCATTAATCTCCGTTTCAATCCGGGTCAGTTCGCGCTGTATATCGCCGATTTGTTTAATATCGTCAATAACCTGTTCGCGTGACTGCGGGACGTAGGGAGCCGCCGCAGCTTTTAGCCGCGTTAAATTTTTAGCCATTTTTTAAACCTTCTCAGTGAAGTGATTTTACCGTGCTGTTATCTTTATATGTCGCTGTGATAATAATGCCGTTGAGCTCCAGTTCCGCAATAATGAAGTTGCGAAACGCGGGTTTTAATTTATTGAGAATATTCAGCTCACCCTCAGTGATATCGTCGGTCATGTCTTCCAGTAGTTTCAGGTCAATGCCGTCGGGTAAAATCTGTAACTGTGCCTCAATTTTTATCGCCATCGCTATCTGACCTCCCGGCTTATCCGGCAGTTATCTGACTGAATCTGATTATTTACTTCGCTCATCTCGGCTCACCTCATGGTTAATGTAATGACTCTGACCAGGTAATACGGCAGCCATGCAATTCAAAAACGCCCTGGCGGAAGCGCCCTGAACCGTCATGGCCAACATGGGTATAACTCGCTTTACCCTGCGCCAGCAGGCGGGCACAGTGGCCGTTGCGGGTGATACGGATAACCGGCTTACTGCCAGCAATCATGACGCTCTGAACGGTGGTATTCATGGCGTTGAGCGCCATAATGGCGGACTGCACCCTGTTCATCTGCTGGTTGATATCGATGATTGATTTCATAATAGTTATCCTTATCAGCGGATTGTGAATGTTAATTCGCACCACTCTCCAGAAATAAGCTGCGGCAGGAGCTGGCTTAAAAAGAACCGGTCAGTATTGCTCAACGGCCTCTGCTGGCGGGCACAACGTTGGTGCGGCAATAACCTGACCAGCCAGCGAGGGTTGCGTCCGCTGACGCATGCTGAATAATCATCAATAAAATGCAGGCAGATATTTATCTCCCTGTAACGGAGGTGCACCCTGCGTGATTGTGTTTCTTTTATTTGTATATTTTTCATTGCTGTTTCCCCACACTGTTAACGATATCTGCGTTGATAACCGGCACGCCAAGACCGGCGGCCTCATTCATGGCAGCAGTCACCAGATTACCCACGGCCAGTGGGTATAGCAGACTGATGCTGTCCTTTGTTCCGTAGCGGTAAGTCAGGCGTCCCCGTATGGCCTGTATCCCTGATTCATCAATCACCTCGCCTGCAGGCTTACCCGCCCGGCTGAATTTGAATGCCAGGAACGCTTCAAGGTCATTATCAAGGGGCGGAAGTTGCACAAGTTCACACCGTTGCACCACTTCACGTACCGAAGGGTTACGTTCACTGAGTTTTTCCCGCAGCTCCTGCTGGCCGACCAGAATGATCGACAGCAGACGTTTGTGCCCGAAATCCAGCTCAAGAAAGCGTTTGAGATGTTTCAGGGTAGGCACAGGCAGTGAGTGGGCTTCTTCGATGATTAAAACGTGACTGCCACCACTCTCCGCACTCCCCCTGAGTGCCTGATGTATCTGGGCGAAACGTGCATCGGGTGACAGTCTGGCACGCTCTTTGGGCGCGATGGTTCGTAGTATGGCCTCGGCAATACTGGCGGATTTCAGGGTCTTCCCCGCATGATCGTTATCCTCCATGGCCAGCACGTAGGGTTCGATAACGAGGGTGCCGGGAGCCTCATGATGCAGGCGCTCAATGAGGTCGCGGCGCAGCGTGGATTTTCCTGAACCGGACTCACCATAGACTGCCAGCATGCCCCCGTAAGTGGCTGTCTGGAACATAGTTTCCCGGACATACCGAATATCCCGGCTGCTGAAAACATCGTCAGTGCTCTGCACGGCAGTATCGCTGAAAGGGTTCCTGAACAGGCCAAACCATTTTCGGGTATCTGGCTGCAGAATTTGTTTTGTCAGTAACATATTTTCATCCTCGGTTGCATTGGCTACGGGGTGCGGGGTGACTTCATCCTGTACAGCATCAAAACTCTTCGCTGTATCAATCCCCTGACTTTCCAGATAAGACGCCAGACGCTGGCGCACTTCCTCCGGGCTGGTGCGGGGCCACGCGTCATGGTTCACAATCTGGGCAAGCAGGGCCTCGGAAACGGCAACGGCTCTTGCCACCACCGCCTGCGGGATGCGGGCCTCTTTCAGTTGAAGCTTGAGTACCAGCATGCTTCCTCCTCAGTTGCCGTTAACGATGCTGCTGATAACGCTGCTGCGGGTCGGAGTGGTCAGGGTGACCATCACCTCATCCAGCGCAGTTTCCGGTACGCCTTCCGGGTACTGCGCAGTTAACTGGCGGTAATGTTCCGGCGTCCAGGTATGGCCGTCAGCGCTGAACTTCTCGCGCAGGGCTTTCGCGGCCTCCACATGGGTCAGCGGACGCTGCTCAATACGTGGCCCGCGCACGTCTGACGCCTGCCCGCGTTTTGGCAGATAAGCAGGATGATCGTCACGCTCGATATCCAGATAAGGGTTGAAACGTCCATCGAACGGCAGGGCCTTGTTTTTCTTCGCCGCGTCGGTTTCTTCCCTGCTGGCGGTTCCCCAGGTAAGCTGTTCCACTTCGTCCCGGTTATTCTGCGTGATGGTCTGTGGCAGCTGGCGATATTCCTCACCAATGACCGGCGCACGGGTGCTGTACTGCCACAATTCGTCTTTCTGTACGGCGTGGATAATATGGAAGCTCTCAAAGCCTTCATCATTGACGGTGACCACCCGCGCCTCGATGTCTGACCACGGGTTGCGGGCAACCAGCACTTTATCGCCGACGTAAACATCCGGGACACCGGAAACATCAAACTCTTTCCCCCGGAAAGTGACGCGCAGCTTACCGGTGACGGTGCGCTCTTCCGGTGCCATAACGGCCAGCTCCCGGCAGATTTCGGGAACGGGAGCCTTAACCAGCTGCGCTTCCGTGATTTTCAGCCAGGCATCGGTGCGCGACATTCCGTGGCGGCTGTGTACTGCTGTGCGGTTGAACTTCATGCGCCAGAGCCGCGCCAGTCGGTTCAGTTCATCAATATCGTTAACGTGGACAAAACGCAGGCCACCCTCGAATTTGCGCTCAATAATATCGCGGGCTTTTTCAACAGAACCGGTGGCGCGGGCGTTGTGCGCTCTATGCCGGAGGGTCTGAATACCCATTCCCCGGCACATATTAAGCAGTGAAGCGGAGACCAGCGCTGAACCGGGGTCGGTAAACAAAATCTGCGGTACACCGTGCAATACATCGGCGCTGTCGCGCTCCTGCATCGCATTTATCATCACCTCAAGAAAGTTGATCGCACTCTCGCCGCCGAAACGGTATTCAACGTAAATCCAGCCAGTGGTATGGTCGGTTATCTCAAATGACCACACGCGATCATTGACAATACGGTCAAGGTTGCGCGGTTTGTTTTTGTTGAACTCCGCCGCGCTCATAACACGCAGGCCGGTATCTCCCTTCACCTTCCTGGCCGGGTTTTTCAGGTAATAAAGCACGCAAATGGACGCATCCAGCTGCCAGACATGATTAGGGTGCAGGCTGGCCAGTTCCAGCGCGGGGGCCGGGGCACGCAGCTGGTCAGGATGCAGGTGGTGCTGTCTGAGGGCACGGCTGATGGCGTCAACGGACAGTGGGAAAAACTCCCCGGTATCCGTGTCATTGCGTCCGGCAATAATCAGGCCGTTATCACGTAATCCATTCACAATATCCTCCAGGCTAAAGCCTTTTTTACCGTTGCCGGGGCGGGGAGAGGCCAGCCATACACCTGAGATGGCCAGCATCTCATCGTGAGTCAACGTGGTTTTACCCGTGTCGGAACGACGTTTGCGTGGTTTACTCACCCGCACCCCCTTCAGCTTTTTCAATAACGTGGCGCGTGACACCTGCAGTTCGTCACATGCCGCCTGGTATACCGCCTCTTTTTCACCGTGTCCGGCTGCGTCAGCAGCGGCGGCTATGCTGACGAGCCGTAGCGTCAGCACCGGATTCATGGTTGTAATCCGCTGTCGCTATCTATGGCGTCTTTCGCCCAGTCAGAAATGGTGTTGATTTCGCGGAACTCCGGCAGGTCAAACAGCTGACGCAGGTCGATTACACGCGCCTCAACATCATCCAGTAACCCGGCCATAAGCGGCGTATGGTTTATTCCGGTGCGCTCTTCATGTGCTGCCAGCGCGTCAAATCCACATTTCAGGTTTAACAGGGCGCTGAGCACACCGCTTTTGAAGCCAGTCGCTTCTGTTTCAAGGGCCATACCTTCTTCATCCGGCGTCTCGGTTGTGGCGCGGCGCGTCAGCCTGGCCTTCAGCTCGTCTGTCTGGTCCTTGAGAACATTGATCTCGTTTTTCTTTTCGGCCAGCGTCTGACGGCTGATTTCGAGATCTGTTTTGAGGTTTTCTTTCTCTTTAGCGTGCCTGGCGATCATCTCTTCGGCCAGTTCCAGCAGTGCCGTTTTATCGCCATCTCTGGCGACCTCAATAAGCGCGCTTTTCTGGTCTTCAGGCAGGCGGCGAAACTGACGCAGCTCGCGATAGCCGATACCCATGCGGGACATGGATTCCAGGGCCTCTTCGCCGAAGGCATGCAAATTAGCAATATCTTGATTTGCCTTTTCATCAGAAACTCCTAGTAAGCTACAAAACTCAGCCCATGTGCCACTCAACTCCAAACCGTTTGGAGTCCTCTTACCCTTAAGTGACTGGTAAAGCTTACTTTCCTTTACAAAGGACAGTTTCGAACTCCAAACGGTTTGGGAAAATTTACCAAAAGCCTCCGCCATTTGTGCCTGCCCTAATAGCTGATTGAGCAAATCTCGCTCATCGTTGTATTCAGCCTGCAGTACCGACAAGGTGTTCAGGTTGGCAGTAAGATCTCCAGCAAGCTGCACATCTTCGATAATCGTTGTGGAAGTGGTATTTTTTGGACGCGCCATTGAATAACTCCTTAATTTCTGCTGCCGCTCAGCACACGTTGGTTCATTTCAGCAATTCTGGTCTGGGTCGCGGCCATTTCACTGGCAAATGACTGGGCAATCTGCAACAGCTGCATGCCTGGGGCATACCGGCCAGACTCCAGGCGTTGAGCCATCCCTTCTTCGACCAGAGTGTTAAGGGTGCGGCTGATATTGGCTGGTGACTCATGCAGAGCTTCGGCCAGTTCACCGTTAGAAACTCCACTCAGGGAGTGCCCCTTCAATGCTTTCATGACACGCAAAGCCCGTTTTATGGATGAGGAGGCGTTTGATGATGTGCACGGATTCATTCATTCCCTCTTTTCTGTAGGTGAAACGCTGTTACACTGGTTGAAAACGGAATAATGGCTATATTGAAGTGTCGCTGTCTGGCTTCAGGCCAAGCTTCACAGCTATCTCATGACCTTTGCCATATTTGGCTTTAGTCAGACCGTTGGTAACGCGGTAAACGTCAAGCGGGTTGTAACCATTATCTTTAGCCCACTGACTAAAGGTTTTACCTTCTGAACGGAATTGTGCTTTGAGTTGCTCGGGGGTCATGGTCTGTCTCCTGTTGATCGAAGTAATGAATAATTTATGTGTTAGATTATGAGAACTTTAATTCTCATTGTCAATGGGGTTTTTGTGAACTTTGATTCTCTTTGTGCGGCACGACTTAAATCAGAACGCACCCGCCTGTCCCTTAAACAGAATGAACTAGCAAGCATGTGCGGCATTTCTCGGGAAATGTGGGGAAAGTATGAACGTGGTATAGCAGTGCCAGGAGGAGATGTGTTGGTTTCTTTCGCGCAAGCAGGGGCCGATATTCAATATATTCTTACCGGCGAAAAATCAGGTGGTGTGGCTTTATCGAGAGATGAATCAGAGCTGGTGCAACACTACCGGAAGGCTCCTCTGGTAGTTAAAGCCGCAGCCCTTGCTGCATTAACTGCCGGTGGTTCAAATGAAAGGGCTGAACAAATTTTTCACGGGAGTGTGGGTCAGGTAATCAAGGGTGATGCAACTTATGAGAAAGGTGTGACCTTCAACGTAGGTGGTAAGAAAAAACAGTAAGCTGGCTCAAGGCAGCGCACAGAAGTACTCACTGGGTAGCAGGATGTTCTGGGCTGGTTCAAGGAGAGTGAACATGACGCAATCTTTTCATGGTGACACTGGCGTTGTCGCGGGTGGCGATGTTTTCAATGTAACATTGCCTGTTGCACCACCAGATGATCCGCCACTGGCAAAGTCTCAGCGAAAAATGCTGAACCAGCTGGTAGAAGAAACCATTGATATAACCGGTGAGCACGGTGCCATTATCTGGTTAAGAGTACATGCTGCGTTGGGTGTTGATGGTATCGACGAAATTACCAAAAGTCAGTACAGCACCGCAGAACACTGCTTAATCAGAATGAAAACCGCCGCGCTTGAAACTAAATCCCGTAAATCTCTGGTGGGTGATATCCTGACACTGGGGAAAAAACTGGATAAAGGCATTATTGAAGATTACTGCCGCCTACAATTTGGTGATTCCTGGCTGCTAAATTTGAAAAAAGAGGAATTGCAACAAGCGCTGGCGTTTGCCAGACAGCAAACGCAATCGTCATTACCCATCCCTACAGCCCCCCGGTGGAAACATTACTGTTCATTGCTTGCTATTTTGATGGCTGGGATCGGCATTGGTCTGGCTATTCCGTCAGAAAATTCGCTTGCTGACAGCAATCAGATAAAGCCATCCAGAGAATTTACGCTAACCGCCCGTAATGCACTCATACACAAAGTCCTTCCCGCGATCCGCCATGAATTTCCCGGTCTGGATAAGTACGCCGCTGAATTCAGGGAGGTATCAGTAAAATGGAGTACAAAACCACGCGGTTATACCATACGGTTTAGTATTCCAGTGGGAGCTGGCATTCCCGCAGGCTATGGTTCACTGGGCATTACTTGCAGTCTGCTTGTTAAGCCCAATGGCAGCACCGTACAGGTTCCGAATAAAACCTGTCAGTCGGTTTTGCTGGACAGTGTTAATACGCAGCACAACAACTTTAATTTCAAATTAGATCCTGATTATTTTACCAATAATGTATCTAAAACGATCACATGATAAAAAGTTAGCACGGGATAAGTAAGGAATAAATGGAAGCTCAGACGACTCAGCCGCGAGAAATTTATAGCCATTCTTATCCCGCATTACCTTATTGATTCAAAAATTACAAATAATCAATTCGCAGCGACGTACGGCTTTGCCGGTGACCTTAAGGTTGTAACTGATATCGACGTTTTTGATAGTTAGTCCCTTAAATACGTCTAGCATTTCCGGGATATTGTTCACCGAAATAATCATCTTCCCTTTGATGGTCCGCGCCAGCTTTGCCATCTGCGCATAGTTTTCCAGCCCAAACTCCACGCCGTAGCCTTCCGTTCCCCAGTAGGGTGGATCGCAGTAAAACAGCGTGTGCGGGCGATCATAACGCTCTATGCACTGATGCCAGTCCAGATGCTCAATGAGCGTTCTGGAAAGGCGCAGGTGCGCCATCGACAGCTCTTCTTCGATACGCAGCAGGTTAAAACGAGGCGCACTGGTGGTGGACGTGCCAAATGTGTGATCCGCCACCTTGCCCCCAAACGCCTGCTTTTGCAGATAGTAAAACCGGGCGGCTCGATGGATATCGGTCAGGGTTTCTTCCGGCGTGTCCTGCAGCCATTTGTAAATCTGACGGCTGACCAGCGCCCATTTGAACTGGCGGACGAACTCTTCCAGATGATGCCTGACCACTCGATAGAGGTTCACCAGCTCCCCGTTGATATCGTTAATGACTTCGGTTTTGCTGGGTTCTTTAAGAAAATAAAGCGCTGCTGCCCCGCAGAACGGCTCCACGTAACAGGTATGGTGTGGGAACAGCGGTAAAATATGTTTAGCCAGACGACGTTTGCCGCCAATCCAGGGGACGATGGGCAGAGAGTGTTGTTTCATTATCCGTAAGCCTTTTGCAATCAGTGAAAATATGGCAGGCTAATCAGGTCTCGCGAGACTGACTGAACCCTGGTCGGCTCACAGTGCATACCTGTGGGTTGATGACCAGCCCGGTGTTAGTGCACCGGGCTGGTCGTTCTTTCAAAGCCATCATGCGGTTCACGTCTGCATCCTCACTATTAACGCTGTTTAAAATCCCTTTCCCCAACCATTTGTGATGCTGTCTCCACTGCATAAGGAGACACACCGTGAAAGCCATTAAAAAATTCATTCCCCCTGTTAAAAAGCCCCGCCTCAGCGGCTGGCTGCTGACCACTGTGCTGCTGCTCGGCACTATTGGTCTTGTCTCGCCCCAGCAGTTGCCGGTGGTTGTCTACAAGCTGTCACTCATCACGCTGGCAGCTGTGCTGGGTTACTGGCTTGACCGATCGCTCTTTCCCAAAGCCCGTCCCGGTCAGTATTTGAGACATGATGCAAAGCTGATGGCTGACGGTCGTTTCCCCGTCCAGACCGGCCTCCACCTGGTGTTTTCCGCCGCGCTAATCCGCCGTGCGCTGATTGTTGCCGCAGTCTGTCTGGCCGTGGCCACGGGGCTGTGACCATGAACTGGCCTCAAATCACTTTCATCATCCTGCTCGCCTTTGGTCTGGGCGTATCAGCCGTTAAGCATGGCGAACCACGCGATGATAAATACAGCTTCTGGTGGTCGTTTACGGCCAATCTGGTGATTGCCTGGCTGCTCTGGTGTGGCGGATTCTTCAGTCAGGCCCGCGCAGCCCTGCCTCCGCAGCCCGCGCTGCAGTATCGCGACGATGTGATCCGAAATGCCCGGCTTGAATGGGGAATGGCTGCCCCGGTGGCCGATTTCGCCGCGCAGCTGCATCAGGAAAGCGGCTGGCGACCCGATGCCGTGTCACCCGTTGGCGCTCAGGGGCTGGCGCAGTTTATGCCCGCCACCGCCGACTGGGTTAGCCAGCGGGTACCGGGCCTGAACAGCCGCGAACCGTTCAATCCGGCGTGGGCTATCCGGGCGCTGGTCAGCTATGACCGCTGGCTGTGGCAGCGCGTCAGCGCCGCCAACGGCTGCGAGCGTATGGCCATGACGTTGTCGGGCTATAACGGCGGTCTGGGCTGGGTACAGCGGGACAAGCGGCTGGCCTCGCAGCAGGGGCTGGACAGCACCCGCTGGTTTGGTCATGTCGCCACGGTGAATGCCGGGCGCAGCGCTGCCAACTGGCGGGAGAACCGTCATTATCCGCAGCGCATCCTGCACGAACTGGCCCCGCGCTATCTCATCTGGGGAGGCGGCAGCTGTGTGGACTAGCCTGATAAAAAAACTGCCGTGGCGCGGCATGCTGCTGGCCGTTGCTGTTGCGGGCGGGCTGTATGGCCTCTACCACTGGGGTTACCGGGAGGGGCACGACAGCGCAGAGCGTGACGGGAATGCCTCACTCAGTCAGTTGCAGTCTCAGTTCGATACGTACCGACGCGAACAGACTGAACTGGAAAATGCTGCGCTGCAGGCCTGGGCTAAGCGCTATCAGGAACAGGTAGCCGCAGGCCATCAGGCAGGGGTGACTTACCTTGAGCAGGTATCGCTGCTTGAAAACCAGAACCAACAACTGAAAGAGAAAATTGATGATGTCACACAGCGCTGGATTGATGAAAAAGGCAAGGGTCATCCCATTGAGTGCGTGTTTACTCGCGGTTTCGTGCGCCAGTACAACGCTGCACTCGGATATGACGACGCATCCGTCGACAGCGGTCATGCAGGCAGCGCTACCGCCGCTGGCACCGTTGCTGGCGAAGCGGCCCGGCAACCTCAAACCGCTGACGCCCGGCTACGCGACTCAGGCGTCTCCCAGCGTGACGTCCTCGCCAATGTTATCGACAACGCAAGGCTTTGCCGCGTCTGGCGAAGCCAGATAAACGGGCTGCTGGACGAGCGGGAAGGAGCAGAAAAATGACGTTGCAGGTTGAATTCTGGACGGTGGTGGGCTTCCTCATCACCTTTATGAGCTTTGCCGGGGGGATCGCCAAATGGCTGTTCAGTAAGGCAGAAGACCGGCAGGCGGCGCGGTTTGCCTCGCTTGAGCAGGCGCTGCAGCAGTCCGCCTCCAGCTGGGGCGAACTGGAAAAAGAATTTATGCGCTTCCGGGCCGAGCTGCCCCTGAACTATGTGCGCCGCGAGGATTATATCCGGGGGCAGACGGTTATTGAGGCCAAACTGGACGCGCTCTATAACAAGCTTGAAGTGGTGCAGCAGCACCGTATTACCGGAGGTCACCATGGTTGATATCACCCGCGTACGCCGCGAATCAATGCGCTGGAGCCTGCTTGTGGCTCTCAATAAAACCCGTCCGTACACCGCCAGCGAAACGCTGCTGCTGGACGTGGCCTGCGCTATTTACCCGGACACCACCGCGCTGGAGCTGCGTCGTGAGCTGGATTACCTGGCCGACCGCAAAATGCTGGAGCTGAACAAGCAGCCATCCGGTAGCTGGTTTGCGGACCTGACCCGCCTCGGTGTCGATCTGGTGGAGTACACCGTTGAATGCGGCCCCGGTATCGCCCGTCCGGCAAAGTACTGGAGTGAATAACCATGGGACGTCGTAGCAGCATTGATACCCTGCCGCAGGAGGTACGCCGCTGGCTGGAGCGGGCGCTGACGGAAAATAACTTTAGTGGCTATGCCGATCTGGAGGCTCTGCTGCGTGATAAGGGCTATCTGATAACCCGCTCATCCCTGCAGCGGTTCGGTTACAAAATGGAGCAGCAGCTGGCACGGGTACGCGCGGCAACGGAAGCCGCCAGACTGATGGCGCGTGAAGCCGGGGACGACGCGGATGACCGTTCTGCCGGTCTGATGGCGCTGATCCAGACCGAGATGATCGACATTCTGATGCGTCTGCAACAGGTTGGCGATAATGAAAATCCCTCTGAACGCGCGAAGCTGCTGGCCACCGCATCGAAAAATATTGCCACGCTGACCCGCGCCTCCGTCAACCTTAAGCGCTTTCAAAGCGAAGTGCGCGAAAAAGCCAGCCAGGCGGCTGATGCTGCCGAGAAGATTGCCCGCAAGGGTGGCCTGTCTGCGGATGCCGTGCAGGCACTGCGACGTGAAATCCTGGGGATTGCCACATGACAAAATCATCTGGAGTGATTTTGAACGCCGCTGGCGGCCCTGAAGGGGTGAGTCCCATGGATGGGACGAATAACCTTGCTCCCGTTCTGCCTGATACCTCGGCACTGGATGTGCCCGCTGTTCTGATGCCTTACCAGCAGCGCTGGGTGGCAGATACCTCTCCGCTCAAGGTGATTGAGAAGAGCCGCCGTACCGGTATTACCTGGGCAGAGGCGTCCGATAACGTGCTGACCGCTGCCTCTTCAGCACCTGCGGGTGGCATGAACGTCTATTACATTGCCTATAACCAGGACATGACCGTCGAGTATATCCAGGCCTGCGCCATGTGGGCGCGGGCATTCAACTACGCCGCCAGCGAGATTGAAGAAGGTTTCTGGGAAGAGGACGAAGACGACAAACATATTAAAACTTACACCATCAGGTTCCCCGATTCCGGCTTCCGCGTTGTCGCACTCTCCAGTCGTCCGTCTAACCTGCGTGGCCGTCAGGGCATCATTGTTATTGATGAGGCCGCGTTCCATGAGCAACTGGATGAACTGCTGAAGGCAGCACTGGCGATGCTTATCTGGGGCGGTAAGGTGCGCGTTATCTCCACCCATGACGGTGACGACAACCCGTTCAATACGCTTATTGGCGATATCCGTGCCGGACGCCAGGGGGGCAGCGTACAGCGAATTGCCTTCAAAGAAGCCGTTGCGCAGGGTTTGTTTCACCGTGTCTGCCTGCGAACCGGAAAGGAATGGACGCAGAACGCTGAACAGGCGTGGATGGCGTCGGTGTACAAGTTCTACGGCACCGGCGCATCCGAAGAGCTTGACTGTATCCCGGCCAACGGCGGTGGTGTCTGGCTGTCCCGCGCTCTGATTGAGTCCCGTATGTCACCCGATACTCCGGTGCTGCGCCTGACCTGCCCGGAAGGTTACGAGCTGAGGCCTGACGCAGAACGCTTCAGTGAAACGCAGGACTGGCTGGACGAACACCTCAAACCGTTGCTGGAAGCGCTGCCTACTGACGCACGTTCTTTCCTGGGGCGCGACTTTGGCCGCAGCGGTGACCTGTCGGTGGACTATCCCCTGCTGCAGGAGAAGAACCTGGTACGCCGCGTCCCGTTCGTGATGGAGCTGCGTAATGTGCCGTTCAAACAGCAGGAGCAAATCACCTGGTACCTGATGGACGGCCTGCCAAACCTGACGGGTGCGGCACTTGATGCCCGAGGTAACGGCTCCTATCTGGCGGAGTATGCCATGCAGCGCTATGGCTCCAGCCGGGTGAAGCAGGTCATGCCTACCGAGAGCTGGTACCGGGAACATATGCCGCCGGTCAAGGCAGCGCTGGAGGATGGCAACCTGATTGATTTGCCGAAGGATGAAGACACGCTGGATGACCTGCGGGCCGTTCAGGTGGTTAACGGCGTTCCCCGCGTACCGGAACAGCGGTCAAAAGCGAAGTCGGACAGTGGCAAGCGCCACGGGGACTCGGCTATCTCGCTGGCGCTGGCATACTTTGCCAGCCGTGAAATTAACAAAGGGCCGGTGAAGGCAAGCTCACGCCGTCGTCGCCAGTCGGCCCGCATGCTGGAGGGTTACTGATGCCGCGTGGACTCTGGGTTTCACCCAATGAATTTGTCAGCTTTGCCGAGCCGAACAAGACGCTGACGGAGCAGATTGCATCACGCAGCCGCTCCATCGACTTCTTTGGTCTGGGGATGTACCTGCCAAATCCCGATCCTATTCTCAAATCACAGGGCCGGGATATCCGCATCTATCGCGAGCTGCGTACCGACCCGCTGGTTGGTGGCTGTATCCGCAGACGTAAAGCGGCGGTCAAGTCGCTGGAGCGCGGGCTTGAGCGTGGTCATGCCCCGGAGCGGGTGTTCAGTTTTATTAATGACATGCTCGACGACCTCGATATCTCCCGCATCATCGGCGAGATGACTGATGCCGTGCTCTACGGGTACCAGCCCTGCGAAATCATGTGGGGCCGTTCGGTTAAGTCCTGGGCAGTCACCAATATCGTGGGCAAGCCGCCCGAATGGTTCCAGTTCGACAACGACAACCTGCTGCGCTTCCGGGCAAAAGACGCCGGGCTGGAAGGTGAGCCGGTACCGCTGAATAAGTTTGTGGTGCCGCGTCAGGATGCGACCTACGACAACCCGTATGGCTTCCCTGATTTGTCGATGTGCTTCTGGCCTGTGACGTTCAAGAAAGGCGGGATGAAGTTCTGGGTGCGCTTTGCCGAGAAATTTGGCTCGCCGTGGGTTATCGGTAAGCATCCACGCGGTACGGCTCAGGGCGAGATTGACCTGCTGCTGGATTCCATGGAGGCGATGGTCGAGGACGCCGTGGCGGCTATTCCTGATGATTCCTCTATCGAAATCAAAGAGGCCGCAGGCAAAGCCGACAGCAGCGATATTTACCAGAATCTGATTACGCTCGCCCGCAGTGAAATCTCTATTGCCCTGCTGGGGCAGAACCAGACCACTGAGGCGAACAGCAACCGCGCCTCTGCACAGGCCGGGCTGGAAGTCACCAGTGATATCCGCGATGCCGACGCCGGGATTGTGGTGAGTGCTGTGAATCAGGTTATCCGTCAGGCCGTCTCGCTGAACTTTGGCGATGTGGCCAGCCCCGTCTGGAAGATGTGGGAACAGGGAACGGTCGACGATACGCAGGCCACCCGCGATGAGAAACTCAGCCGCGCCGGTGTGGTCTTCACGCCGCAATACTTCAAACGCGAGTACCAGCTGCTGGACGGTGATATTGACGAGACACCACCGTCACAGAAGAACAACACGCTGCCGCTGTCGTTCGCCGAGGCGATTGATGCCGATATTCAGGCTCAGCAGAGCCTGGATGATGCGCTGGATATTCTGATGAACGGTGGCGAGTTAAATGGCGTGCTTGAGCCTGTGCTGGCACCGCTGTTTAAGCAGGTTGAAGGCGGTGTTAACCCCTCAGAGCTGCTGGGTGCGCTGGCCGAACTGTACCCGCAGATGAACGCGGATGATCTGCAGGAGCGGCTGGCCCGTATCCTGTTTGTCTCAACACTCTGGGGGCGTCTGCATGAGCGTGACAACGGCTGAGCTGGCGTACTGCATGACGTTGCCCCCGAAGCGGGCCATCAGTTACCTGAAATCCAAAGGGTATAAAATCACCCGGGACTGGGAGGAGATGTGGCAGGATGCGCATGCCCGTGCGTTCACTGTCGCCAAAGTGACCCGCCTCGATATTCTGGAGGATATCCGAAGCGCCCTGCAGAAGTCGCTGGACGAGGGGAAGACAGGCCGCTGGTTCAGAAAGGAGCTGGAGCCGGAGCTGCAGCGCAAGGGATGGTGGGGGCCGCGTGACACCACCGACCCGGTAACGGGTGAACCGGTGACTATCCAGCAGGGTAGCCCGTGGCGGCTCGACACCATCTTTCGTACCAATATGTCCGTGCTCTACAGCGCCGGACGCTGGGCCGAACAGATGGAGAACGTCGACGACAGGCCGTACTGGATGTATACCGGCATCAATGACAGCCACAGTCGCCAGGTACATCTGCGTCTGCATAATATGGTGTTGCGCTATGATGATCCGTTCTGGCAGGCGTTCTACCCGCCGAATGGTTTTCACTGTCGTTGCGGCGTGATTGCCCTGAGCGCGGCAGATGTGCGCGCCCGTGGTCTGAAGGTGGTGAATTCCGGCACCGCTATGGGTTGGGAACTGAAGCTGGTGTCGGAGAAAACCGGCGAGATGCAGAACGTCGCCACCTTCAACACCGGTACCACGAAGGTGGCCACCGACGTCGGCTGGTCTTATGCGCCGGGCGCGGCTTACCGTCCTGACCTTGCCCGCTATCAGGGCACGCTACAACCGCTGGCACAGCAGGAACTGAGAGGATAACGATGGCTTCCGATAATCTGGTCAACATCATCATTAACGATGAGTCCCTGCGCCAGAGCCTCCGTGCGCTGGAGCTGGCAGCGACAGACCTCACGCCCGCGATGCGTAAAATCGCCGGGACCCTGCTGACGGAAACGCAACTCAACTTTATGGACGAGGGGCGTCCGTCCTGGACGCCGTCGCTGGCGGCAGCTAAGCGTGACGGGCAAACGCTGCAGGCGACCGGGCGGCTGATGGGGTCTGTCACCACTGACTACGATCATCGTCAGGCTGCCGTGGGGACCAACGTGGTGTATGGCCCGATTCACCAGTTCGGCGGCGAGGCTGGGCGTAATCAGTCCGTTGAGCTGGAAGCCCGCCCTTATCTGCCGCTGACCGGTGACGGCGAGCTGCAACCGGAGGCGGAAGCCTCGGTTCTGGATACGATTGTCCGGCATCTTGAATCAGCGGCCCACCGTTGAATTTAACCCTCCGGGGCGGGTGATTTATCGCGTTACCCGCCCCGGAGCCTTTATAAAGGTTTACAGCCCCCTCGTTTACCGCTTTAATCATCCCTGTTTCCCTTCACTGTGCTTCTCCTCCCCATTTTTTTCTAAAGCAGATTAAAAGCGCCATTGCGTGCTTTTCCGCAGACTGTCTCCGACAACGTAACGTGGGACAGCAAAATGTCAGCCATTCATATTTTTAAAGCAGGTCACCATACCGATATGCACGGTTTGAGACTGCCGTTCACGCAGAGCGACCTTGCCGCCTGCGTCAAAGCCTACGATCCATCCGTCCACGAAGCCCCTCTCGTCATTGGTCACCCTAAAACAGAAGACCCGGCGTGGGGCTGGGTGAAATCCCTGTCACTCAGCGGCGCTGACCTGCTGGCCGAGCCTGAACAGCTCGACCCGCAGTTTGCCGAGCTGGTAGGCAGCGGGCGTTTCAAGAAAGTCTCCGCCTCGTTCTATCTCCCTGACTCACCCAGCAACCCGAAACCCGGCACGCTTTACCTGCGCCACGTTGGTTTTCTGGGGGCACAGCCTCCCTCTATTAAGGGGCTGAAGCAGGTGTCATTTGGCGAGTCGGAAGAAGGCGTCGTCGAGTTTGCCGACTGGGGCGATATCACCAATGCCTCTCTCTGGGGGCGGCTGCGTGACTTTCTGATTGGTCAGTTCGGGCTGGATGAAACCGACAAGGTACTTCCGTCATGGCAGGTTGATTCCCTGCGCGAAGAAGCGTACCGCGAGCCAGTGCAGGCCGTGCCGGACTTCAGCGAACCAAACCCTAACCCTCAACAAGAGAACGACACGATGACCAAAGAAGAAATTGAAGCCCTTCAGGCGGAAAACACCCGTCTCAAGGCTGAGGCCACCCAGCGAGCCGAGCTGGATGCAAAGAGTCAGCAGGAGAAGCTGCACACTGACAACGTTTCCTACGCTGAGAAGCTGGTAAGCGGCGGTCAACTGGCCCCGGCAGCGAAGCCCGTTGTTGTCGCCATTCTGGATGCGGTCTCTGCTGGCGATAAGCCGGTGGAATTTGCCGAAGGCGACACCCGCACACCGCTTGCCACGGCGTTCAAGACATTGCTGGATAGCTCGGCACCGGTGCTGAACTTTAGCGAGCACGCAACCAAAGACCGTGTGGATACCGGTGTTTCAACGTCTTCAGCAGAGTTTGCTGAAGCCGACCCAGAGCGTCTGGCGCTGCACAGACAAGCGCTCGATTTGTCGAAAAAAGAAGGCATCAGCTACGACGCTGCTGTCTCACGCTGCCTGTAATTAAGGAGAGAACATGTCTGATTATTTAAAGGGTAAGCGCGTCGTTGACCCGGTGCTGACCAGCATCGCACGCGGTTATAAAAATGCCGCGTTCATCGGTGAGCACATCTTCCCGATTGTCCAGACGGATAAAGAAGGCGTGAGTGTGCCGACCTTCGGCAAATCGGCTTTTGTGGAGTACGACACCGAGCGTGCCGTGGGAGCTGACAGCAACGTCCTGGTACGTGAGAAAACCGGCAAACTGGATCTGGTTCTTAATGAGCACGATCTGGCCGTTTCTGTAGACTACCGCGAACAGGTGGAATCGATGTTCAACGAAGAGAAAAAAGCCACCCGACGAGCAACCAGTGGTGTCAATCTCCGGCGTGAGCTGTATGCGGCCCGTCTGGCACAGGACAAAAAGGTCTACCCGGCATCCTCCGTTAAAGCCCTGGCAGCCGCTGAACGCTGGGTGGATGGCAAGGGCAACCCGATTGCCATTATCGAAGCCGGTATTGATGCGGTGCGTAACAAAACCGGCCTCCGTCCGAACCTGATGACCATGGGTGCCAGCGTCATGTCGCTGCTGAAATTCCACCCGGCGATCCAGGCCGCGATTGGGGCCAACGAGCGCAAACGCATCACCATCGACATTCTGAAAGACCTTTTCCAGATGCAGGATGTGGTGATCGGCGAGCCGGTCTCCATGGCCTCCATGAAGGATGCACAGGATAAAGACAAAACCCCTGCCGATATCTGGGCCGATAACCTGATGCTGCATTACGTCGGCAAACCCCAGCCGGGCACCGACAGTGCCGATGAAAATGAGCCGTCGTTCGGCTATACCCTGCGTTGTAAGGGCATGCCGGTGGCGGACAAATATGACGGCGTCGGCGGCAAGGTGAAGTACTGCCGTTATACCGATATCTACAAAGTCGCCGTGGTTGGTGGCGATGCCGGGTATCTCATCACCAACATTGTGAAATAAGGAGACGGTCATGGGTGCAACTCAGCAGGTCATTCTGACCACTACCGTGACGGCTACCGCCGCACTGACGCAGCAGCGTTTTGTCGGAGCCGACAATGCCCCCTGTCAGGCCGGTGCTGTGGCACTCGGTGTGGCAGAAGTCGATGCCGCTGCCGGTGATTTAACGCCGGTCAACGTTCTGGGTATCGTCGCCGTCGAAGTCGGTGCGGCTGTCACAAAAGGCCAGAACGTACAGTCCGATGCCAACGCCTGCGCCATTCCTCAGGTAGCCGCGACGGAAGATGCCCCGGCGGGTATTTCTGCCGGGATTGCGCTGGATGAGGCACTGGCCGAAGGCGACGTTATCCGCATTCTGCGCGGGGTGTGACATGTACTGCACCCAGGCGGATTTGCTGGAGCAGGTACCGGAAAGGACGCTCATTGAGCTGACCAATGAGTCGGTTGGCTTTGATGAGCAGCCCCCGGTCAACGCGACCGTGGTGGACAGTTGTATCCGCTACACCGGTGAACTGATAGATGCCCACCTGCGTGGGCGCTATACCCTGCCGCTGATGGAGGTGCCGACCGTTCTGCGGGATATCGCCATCACACTTTCGCGCTACCGGCTCTATGCCCGCCGACCTGAAGGTGACCTCCCGGATACCGTTAAGGACGACAACAAAGAGGCCCGGCGTCAGCTGGAAGCCATCCGCGACGGGAAACTCACGCTGGGGCTGCAGTCGACCCAAAAAGATGTACCTGAGTCCGGTGAAATCCGGGCACGGGTACGCCGTCCCACCTTTGGTGGTCGCGATGGCTTACTGGAGAAGTACTGATGAACGTTCTGCCCGTTATTGATGCGGTTGTGGCCCGCCTTAAGGAAAAACTCCCGACGCTTGCAGTGGAATATTTCCCGGAGAAACCAGCGGAATACCGCCTCAACCATCCGAAGGGTGCGCTGCTGGTGAGTTATGCCGGGTCGCGCTTCGACAAGCCCAATGATACCAGCGCGGTGATCCAGGCCCAGACCATCCAGCTGTGCGTCACGGTGATCTTCCGGCAGCTCAACGGTAAACAGGGCGCGGTGGATGTGCTCGACGTGGTGCGCCGTATCCTCGGCGGTTACACCCCGCCGAACTGCCGCCGCCGTATCTGGCTGACCCGTGAAGTGTTTATCGGTGAGGTCAAGGGGCTGTGGCAGTACGCCCTCGACCTGGCAACTGAAAGCGTCTTTATCGAAGACAGCGATTTACCGTCCGGCCCGCTGTTAACCGAAGTGAACTATGAGGAAAGCGAACGATGAAAGAATACCGCTATTCCGGCCCGGCCAGCGGCGTCACGCTGTCGACTGGGGCCGAAATCCTGCTCTGGCGGGGGAAGAATGTCACCCTGCCGGAGGAGCATGACTATGTGAAGGTACTGGTGGCGCTGAAGCATCTGACGCCGGTGCCTGAAGAAACCAAAACCGCCAGCACACCCGCGCCTCAGTTACCAAAGCGCAGGAACGGTGGCGACGGCGATGTGAAAACGGAGAACACCCATGCCAGCTAACTATCTGCACGGCGCTGAAACCATTGAGGTGGAAAACGGTGCCCGCCCGATTAAAGCAGTAAAATCTGCCGTTATTGGCCTGATTGGTACCGCCCCGATGGGTGACGTCAATACGCTGGTGCAGTGCCTGTCTGAGAAAGATGCTTCCGTCTTTGGCAGCCAGTTAACCGGCTTTACCCTTCCGCAGGCGCTGGATGCGATCTACGACCATGGTGCAGGCACCGTTCTGGTCATTAACGTGCTTGATCCGGCTGTGCATAAAACCGCAGTGGCAGATGAGGATGTGACATTCGACAAAGCGACGGGTAAAGCACAGCTGGCTAATCCGGTGGTCGCGCAGCTGGTACTGAAACCGGACAGCGACGGTCAGCCTTATGTGGAAGGTCAGGACTACTCGCTTGATGCGCAGACCGGGGTGATTACTAACCTTGGTAAAAGCATTACTGCAGATGCAACGGTGAAGGCCAGCTATAACTATGCTGATCCGACCAAAGTCACCCCGGCTGATATCATCGGTGCCGTTAACGCCGCAGGCAACCGTACCGGCATGAAGCTGCTTAACGACAGCTTCAACCTGTTTGGTTACTTCGCCAAAATCCTGATTGCCCCGGTATTCTGCACCCAGAACAGCGTCTCGGTTGAGCTTATCGCCATGGCTGAGAAGCTGGGTGCGGTGACCTACATCGACGCGCCGATTGGTACCACTTTTGCGCAGGCTCTGGCGGGGCGCGGCCCGGATGGTACCATCAACTTCAACACCCGTTCCGACCGTGTCCGTCTGTGCTACCCGCACGTCAAGGTGTACGACGCGGCCACCAACAGCGAAAGGCTGGAGCCGCTGAGTCAGCGTGCTGCCGGGCTGCGTGCCAGAGTCGACCTGGACAAGGGTTACTGGTGGTCTTCATCCAACCAGGAAATCATGGGCATCACCGGCGTGGAGCGCCAGCTGTCGGCGATGATTGACGACCCACAGAGCGAGGTGAACCTGCTTAACGAACAGGGCATCACCACGGTCTTCAGCAGCTATGGCAGCGGCCTGCGTCTGTGGGGGAACCGCACTGCCGCATGGCCAACGGTCACCCATATGCGCAACTTTGAGAACGTCCGCCGTACCGGTGATGTGATCAACGAGTCCCTGCGTTATTTCAGCCAGCAGTACATCGACATGCCGATTACCCAGGCGCTGATTGATGCGCTGACGGAGTCGGTCAACGCTTACGGTCGTAAGCTGATTGGTGACGGTGCGCTGCAGGGCTTTAAATGCTGGTTCGACCCGGCCCGTAACGAAGAGACGGAACTGGCCGCCGGTCACCTGTTGCTGAGCTATAAATACACACCACCGCCGCCGCTGGAGCGACTGACGTTTGAGACTGAGATCACCTCGGAATACCTGTTAACCCTGAAGGGGACCAGCTGATGGCCAAGATTGAGATCAACCGTATCACCAATGCCAACATCTATCTCGATGGCGCCAACCTGCTGGGCCGGGCCGAGGAGGTCAAACTCCCTGACGTGTCGATGACCATGCAGGAGCATAAAGCGCTGGGTATGGTGGGTAAGGTGGAACTCCCTGCAGGCTTCGACAAGCTTGAGGGCGAGATCAAGTGGAACAGCTTTTATCGCGACGCGATGTTGTCTGCCGCTAATCCGTATAAATCGCTGGCTCTGCAGTGCCGCTCCAGCGTGCAGCGTTACAGCTCACAGGGGCGGATTGATGAAATCCCGCTGGTGACCTTCCTGACGATCATGTTCAAGAAGAACCCGTTGGGGACATTCAAACAGCATGAGAACGCAGAGTTCTCCAGCAGCTTCACCTGCACGTACATCAAGCAGGTGCTGGATGGTGAAGATCTACTGGAGCTGGACTACCTGGCCAACATCTTCCGCGTCGGCGGCGTTGACCAGTTGACCGATTACCGCATCAATATTGGCGGGTAGTCATATTTCAGGGGGCCGCAAGGTTCCCTTTCTTCTTAACCCCCTTTAATATCCGCTTTCCCCTCAACTGGACATACTGCTCTGAAACCACACAGGAGCATGAACATGTCACAGACCCAATCCGCTGTTTTCACATTGACTCACCCATTTACTACCGCTGCAGGCACGCGAGTTGAACGTATTGAGCTGAAGCGTCTCACCGTCAAAGATCTTAAGCAGGTGCGAAAAATCAGTAAAGACCCTGCAGACTGGGATGAACCGTTGATTGCCCGCAGTACCGGACTACCGCCTGAGGACCTGGACAATATGGATTTAGCTGATTACCTGCAATTACAGCGTCGATTTCAGCTCGTCACGGGGATGGGCAAAGGCGACGAAGACGCTGACACAGGCACAGGGGCTGCTGGCGAGGTGGTTCCGGTTCCAGCCGGGGGAAATTGACGCTCTCGATACTGACGATCTGGAAATGTGGCTGGAACAGGCTGAAAAGCAGATCGCCAGCGAGTACGGCGACAAATCGTAGTACGAGCAGCCGCCAGTGGCGGCTGTTTTGCATTATCCCCCCACATATTTTCATTCACCCCGGAGGTTAACCATTATGTCGGGTCAGTTTTCAGTCGGTGTTGTTATTGGTGGCATGGTTGGCAGCACCTTCCGCTCAGCGGTGAGCGGCACCCGACGTGCCCTGGACTCCCTGAATGATACATCCCGCCGCCTCCAGGAGCGCCAGAGTGCCTTAACCCGCGCCACAGAACGTTACGGACAGCTCGGTTCTTCATCCATGCAGCGACTGAACAACGAGCTTCTGCGCGTGGGGCGGACAATGGCGCAGATCGAACGTCAACAGCGCCGTCTGTCTGCTGCATCCTCTACCAGCGATGCCCTGAAGGCTAACCGTATGGCACTCTATGGTCAGGGAGTGGAAGCATATGCCATGGCGCAGACGGTATACCAGACGGTTTCTCCCGCAGTGCAGCAGTCAATGTCCTTCAGGGACAAAATGGTCGATATGTCTATTACTGCGAAATATGACGACAAGACCAGGGATAATCTGGGTGCGCAGATAAAGGGCTGGGCGCTGAAATACAACCAGTATCAGGATGACCTTCAGGATGCAGTGGGGTCACTCATCAGCGACAATATCGATAATGTCGCTGATATTGGGTATTTAATGCCGGATATTGCCCGCGCGGCAACCGCGACACGCACATCGGGTCAGGACTGGGCCAAAGTTGCTGCGGTCTGGCAAAACTCACTGAAAGGTGCCTCCAGAGATTTTGGTGCCGTCCAGAATATTATGGCTTACGCCGGTGATCAGGGCTCATTTGAAATTCCGGATCAGGTTAAGTGGATACAGTCTATCGCCCCGATGATGAAAGGTGTGGCCAGTGGCAAAGAGGCGATAGCTGAAATCGGAGCCAGCCTTCAGATAGCAAAAATCGGTGCGGGTTCGCCTGATGAGGCAGCTAATAACTTTAAAAACTTCCTCAGTAAACTTTTCGCCAGCGATACCCAGAAACAATTTGCCGACCTGGGTATTGATTTGCAGGGTTCCATTGCGAATTACAAAGCCGCTGGAATATCGCCTGTTGAGGGCATGATGAGTGTCATCGAGCGATACCTCAAGGCTAAAAACCCGGAGGCCTTGTCGGGATTTAAGTCCGCCATGACGATTGAGGATAAAACTGCCAGGGATGAGGTACTGCAGGAGCTGGCGAATAATTTTGCTCTGGGTGATATGTTTGCAGATATGCAGGTGATGTCTTTTATTCGCCCTATGCTGGCCAATATGGACCGGTATCGTGAAATCCGTGCCGGTGCGCTGAAGGCGGCGGATAATGACATGCTGGCTGAGTCATACGATAAGCGCCTGAAATCGCCTCTTGAAGCCACCAAAGCGTTGATGGTCAACAGTCGCGATCTGGCCATAACCCTGGGCGATCAACTGACCCCTTCCTTTATCTCGCTGACTGAAGAGTTGATCCCTTTGATTCAGGGAGCCGGACGCTGGATTGGAGCTCACCCACAATTTGTCAGCGGGGCTTTTAAGGTCATCAGTGCCCTCATTGCTTTTAAGATAGCGACCATCGGTCTCAAGCTGGGGCTGAACCTTCTTATTTCTCCCTTTGTCAGTGTCTGGAAAAGCGTTGTTCTACTGCGTACAAACTGGTTAATGCTGACAACGGCACTCGGAGAAGGCGGCAAATTACGCGGGCTCGCTACCGGGTTCAGTCGACTGGCCAGCGGCGGTCTTAAACTCAGTAAGGTTCTGGCCGGTAACCTTGTTCGCGGCATTATGATTGCGGCTCGCGCTGTTCTCTGGATGGGCCGGGCGCTGCTGATGAACCCTATCGGTCTGGCCATCACTGCCGTCGCGGCGGCGGCTTACCTAATTTATCGCAACTGGGGGGTTGTCAGCAGCTGGTTCAAACAGCGCTGGGCTGACATTAAAACGGCGTTTAACGGGGGCATTGTGGGGATCGGCAAACTGCTGCTCAACTGGTCACCGGCTGGTCTGCTGTATAAAGCTTTTGCCGGGGCGCTGAAGTTTCTGGGTGTTGATCTGCCTGCGCAGTTCACCGACTTCGGTGGCTACCTTATCGATGGGCTGGTCAACGGCATTAAAAACAAATGGGAAAGCGTAAAATCCACCGTCAGTGATCTGGGCGACAATATCGGCGGCTGGTTTAAAGAAAAACTGGGCATTCACTCACCGAGCCGGGTATTTATGGGCTTCGGTGACAATATCGCCCAGGGGGCCACTATCGGCCTGCAGCGTACCACACCACTGGCCGCACTGGCGGGCCAGCGTCTGGCCACCGAAATGACACCGGATGTTCCCCGAATCCCGTCACCCGAAATCATGGCTACGGGATATTCAGGGCGCAGCGCAGCTACCACAGGGGGCGGTGCGGCATCGGGCGTTCATGTTGTCTTTAATCCCCAGATTTACCTCAACGGCAAAGAGTCCGCAGCGCCAGCTGGAATAACCGGTGCGCTGAACCTGAGCATGCGTGAGCTTGAGAAGATGCTGGAACGCCTTATGGTCCAGCAGCAACGGCGGAGGTATGACTGATGTTCGCAGTCCTGGGTGATATTGAGTTTGAGCTGATTACCTACTGGGACGGCTTCGAGGCCACATTCGGCGTCGATTATGCCGAGCATCCCCGTATTGAGGGAAAGCCCGGCCTGCAGTTCGTCGGCGACAAGCTGGACGAAATCCAGATAAGCCTGGTCTTCCATCAGCATTATTGTGTGCCCGACGTGGAGCTGGCACGACTGCGAACGGCCATGAAAGCCCATCAGGCGCTGGCGCTGGTCTTCGGGAATGGTGACTATCGCGGCTGGTTCGTTATTACCGACGTGACCGCGACCAGCGAGCAAACCGACGGCACCGGCAACGTGCTGGCCGTCAATGCCACTGCGTCTCTCCGGGAGTATACCGGCGACCCGAAGAATCCGCTGAAGCCACCTGCAATACGCACGCAGGTTCCCGGCGTCGGGGCGGTCTCCGGTGCCGTTCCTTCACCTTCCGGGGTGGCGCAGTACGTCCGCGACGGCGTCAACTATGCCAAACAGGCGCAGTCCGTTCTCCAGACCACCATCAGCGCCGTTCGGGTCGCGCAGAAGATGAAGGATAGCCCAGCTGTCGCGCTGACCCGCGTGCCGGGTCTGATGAGCGGTCTGGGAAACGTGTCCGGGGCGCTGGGTCAAAGCGTTCCGGCATTTAATGCGCTCTCCGAATCCATGCCTGATGCCATCAGTCTGGCCAGGGCCACCAGTGATGCGGCCACGTATGTGCAGCAGGCGCAGTCTTCGCTAAACGGCGTGGACGGCAGCAACATCGCAGCGTCGCTGGATGCCGTCTCTGGTCAGCTGAATTCAGCCAGCACCACCTTCACCCGCATGTCGCCGGGATTGAGCACCATGGCAGCCAGAATACTGGCGAGGAGTGTGTGATGTTTCTTGAGCATGTTACCCGCGAGGGGGAGCGCTGGGACTCTCTGGCATGGCACTACTACGGCGACCCGATGGGCTACCCCCGGATTATCGCCGCCAATCCGCATGTGGCCATCACGCCGGTGTTGCCTTCCGGTCTGGTGTTGCTGATCCCGGTTATTGAGGCTGAAGATGTTTCATCAGATGAGGATGTACCGCCATGGCTGAGGTAAAAGCGCCGGTTGCCCTCTCCGGTGTCAGTGAGGTGCTGTGTCCGATGTTCACCCTGTGGTATCTGCAGAAGAATATCACCAGTGATATCGCACCATACGTCACCCGCGTGACCTGGAGCGACAACATCAAAAGCGAGTCCGACACCATTGAAGTGGAGCTGGACGACACCGCTGGCCGCTGGCTGGATAAGTGGTATCCGGGCAAGGGGGACACGCTGACGCTGAAGATGGGTTATCAGGGCGAGAAACTGCTGTCCTGCGGTACGTTCTCGATAGACGAGATCGAAGTGAGTTCGCCCGCGTCCGTTGTCGCTATCCGGGGCGTGGCCACATCGGTTAACAACGCCTTACGGACTAAATTCAGTCGCGGCTTTGAAAGCACCACGCTGGCAGCTATTGCCGGACGTATCGCCAAAAAACATCAGCTGAAGCTGGTTGGCAGCATTGAATCCATCAAAATTGACCGCGTAACGCAGTACGCTGAAACGGACGTCGGTTTCCTGCGTCGACTGGCCAGCGAGTATGGCTATGCGGTGAAGGTCGTCAGTGACCAGCTGATTTTCTCCCATCTGGCCACGCTGCGCGGTCAGGAGCCGGTCAGGCAGCTGAAACCGCAGGATGTGACCCGCTTTTCTCTGCGCGACACCATCAACCGGGTCTACAAGTCCGCTAAGGTAAAACACCAGAAGAGCAGCAGCAAAAAGCTGATCGTCTACGAGGCTGACGGTGGCACCAGCGAAAGCGAAAAACAGGCCAAAGGCGGCAAGGTCACGAGCGCCGACCGTCTTCAGGTCAACAGCCGCGTCAGCGACCCTGACAGCGCAAAAATCAAGGCGGACTCTGCACTGGCCAGCCATAACGAATATCAGCAGAGCGGCTCCCTGACGTTAATCGGCACGCCACAGCTGACAGCGGGCAACAAAATTGAACTGGTGGACTTTGGGCAGTTATCCGGGCCATGGCTGATAACCACAGCCCGACACGCTTTTGACCGCAACAGCGGTTATGTGACGGAGCTGGACGTGGCGCGGGGGCCGGTGACGCAGGGCAAGGCGAAAAAAGGCAACCAGACCGGCAAGACCCGGACGCTTACCGTCTACAAACCGGACGGCAGCACCTCAACGGTAATAAAGGAGAAGAAAAAATGACAGGTGTAACCCGTCAGGTCGGTACGATCAGCGCCGTAGATGCCGACAAGGTTCAGGCCCGCGTTCGCCTGCCTGAGTGCGACAATATGCGTACCAACTGGCTTAACGTGCTGCAGCGTAATACCCAGAACAACAAGGATTACTGGCTACCTGACGTGGGGGAGCAGGTTGAGGTGTTGCTCGATGCCAACGGCGAGGACGGTGTCATTCTGGGCGCAGTGTACTCAGAAGTTGATAAACCGCCGTTCAGCGACAAAAACGTCCGGGGCACGAAATATGCGGATGATGCGGAGTTCAGCTATAACCGCGCTTCGCAAACGCTCACAATCCGGGGGGGTATCGAACACATGGTTATCGAATGTAACGCTGGCGTGATGGTGAAAACGCAAAAAGCCACGATTGATGCCCCTGAGACCGAAATCACCGGCAACCTTCTGGTCGGAGGTAAACTGACCTATGAAGGGGGCATGGCAGGCTCTGGCGGCGAAGGTGCTGCCGCGACAATTCAGGGCAACGTCGAGATTGAAGGGAACGCCCACTCAACCGGCAGTATGCTGTCAGACGGCGCGAACTCCAACCATCACTCCCACTGAACCTTCTTAAACGCCTTTAATATCGGCGTTCCCGCGCAGGGGCAATACTGCCCCCATGAAAACAACCTCCGTATTCTGGCAACCGGCCCTGCAGGCTCCCGGCGAAATCGTCCGGGGGCTGGATGATATCTGGCAGGCCATGCAAATCATCCTGCGCACTCCCCGCGGCAGCGACCCGCATCGCCCGGAGTTCGGAAGCCAGTTGCACCTTTATATCGACTGGCCCATTGACCGGGCCATCCCACATGTGGTGCGCGAGTCCGTCGATGCCATCCGTCGCTGGGAGCCTCGCTGCCAGCTTATGTCGGTTAAACCCACCGTCGACGGCGAACATCTCACACTCCGGGTGAGCTGGAAAGGCTCAGACGGACAGACCCGGACTCAGGAGCTGCTATGGCGCTGACAGAACCCGATTTTATTGAACGCGATGCCGGTAAAATCACAGCTGAAATGATTGCGCAGTATGAGGCCGCAACCGGTAAAACGCTGTACCCCGCACAGGTCGAGCGCGTGCTGATTGACCTGTGGGCGTACCGGGAAATGCTGGTCAGGGTGGCGGCACAGGAAGCGGCCAGACAGAATCTGGTCGCTTTTGCCCGTGAGCCGATGATTGATTATCTCGCTGAACTGGTCGGTGTTTACCGCCTTGCCGCGCAGCCTGCCACCACCACGCTCCAGTTTTCCGTGGATGAGGAACTGGCCATTGATGTGCTGATCCCCGCAGGTACCCGCGTCAGCGCTTCGGACAGCATCATTTTTGCCACCGATACGGACGTGGTGCTGAAGGCCGGGTTACTGCTGGTCAACGTCACAGCCACCTGTACCGGGCCGGGGGCCGCTGGCAACGGCTGGCAACCGGCACAGGTCAGCCAGCTGCTTGATGAGATTGATAACGTCGACCTGCAGGTGACCAGTCTGGCGGCCAGCGCGGGTGGTTCAGAGCAGGAAAGCAATGACCGTTTGCGTGAACGAATCAAGCTGGCCCCGGAGTCGTTTACCAACGCCGGGAGCCGTATGGCGTACCGCTTTCATGCCCTGCAGGCCCACCCCGGCATTGTCGATGTCTCCGTACTCACTCCTGTTCCGGGCACCGTGGAACTGTATCCGCTGCTCAGCACCGGCCTGCCGGACGACAGCATCCTTACGCTGGTTGAGCGCTTCTGCTCGGATGAGAAAGTCAGGCCGCTCACTGATACCGTGCAGGCTAAAAAGCCTGTACAGGTGGATTACACCATTGTGGCCAACATTACCGTCTACCGTGACCAGGATGCTAACACGGTCAAAGACGCGGCAAACCGTGCCATACAGAACCAGGTGGCATCCCGCACCGCTTTACTGGGCCGGGATATTGTTCCCAGCCAGATTATCAGCGTGCTGTCTGTTGACGGGGTATATCAGGTCGAGCTTGTGACGCCGGAACTGCGGGTCGTTGCTGAAAATGAGTGGGCGAACTGCACCTCTGTCACGCTCAACATGACCGGGGTGTCTGATGGCTGAGCCGCTACAACTCCCACCACCGCTTGAGGGTGATATCAGTCTCAGAACGCTGGGGAAGCTGGCCGCACGACTGGACAATATCGACCTCAGCGTACTGATGGTCTACCTCGTCGATATCGTCGACAGCTCCGCATTGCCATGGCTGGGTGAGCAGTTCTCTTTATATGGTGATGGATGGGAACTGGCAGAGTCTGACCCGGCCCGAAGAGCGCTTATTAAATCAGCCATTGAGTTACATCGTTTTAAGGGCACGCCATGGGCCATTCGCGAGGTAATCAGGAATCTTGGCTTCGGTGAAATCGTTCTTATTGAAGGAGGTGAGCAACTTGACCCGCACATCGCTGAAAAATATCCGCCAGAGACGCGCTGGGCACTCTATCAGATCCGGTTATCGCAACCCGTCACCAATGACCAGGCTGCCTTATTGCGTCAGACATTGTCGGCATTTGCACCAGCCCGCTGCGAGCTTGCTTCTCTGGATTTCACGTCCGTTGCAATTCGCTATAACAATACAGCCCGTTATGACGGGAAATATAACCACGGGAGCAGTTAATCATGGGAAATCTTAACGAAAATGAACAGTGGGAAGAAACAGTCTACCAACTGGAAACATCAGACCCGGTGTTGGGTGGCCCGGAGGGGATATCCAATAAAGCATCAGGCCAGCTGGCAAACAGAACCCGGTTTTTAAAGAAAAAACAGGAGGAAACCAGTCAGGCTCTTTCGGAACACATCAAATCCAGAAATCATCCAGACGCCACATTAAACAACAAAGGTTTTGTTCAGCTTAGCAGCGCCACAGACAGCACCAGTGAAGAGCTGGCCGCCACACCAAAAGCTGTTAAGGCCGCTGTCGCTGCGGGGACTGCTGCGAATGAGAATGCCGGGACGCGCCTGCTTAAAGCAAGCAATCTGGCCGATGTGCCGGATAAAGCCAGGGCGCGTAAAAACCTCGGACTGGGGGATATTGCGACGCATGATGCCGAAGAGTTTGTGCCGGTCACGCGCACGGTAAATAACAAGAAACTGGACGGTGATATATCACTGGCTGCCGCAGATGTCGGGGCCGTACCCACAGCGGGTGGCGAGGTGGCCTGGCTCGATAATGCGGATCACTATTCAACAAAAGAGGGAGCGTGGCCCGGTGGTGGTGCTTTTCAGAGCCAGCTGGCTGACAGGCGTGCCCTGTTTTATTCCGCCGGTTACAGCGCCAGTGGGAACGTGTATCTGCCCATGACCAAAGCGACCGTGCAGACGACGGGTACCGGATATCAGGCCGCCATCAGCTACGGGGTGCTGGTCTCCGGAAAAAATGATTTTCCTTCCGGCTGTATTCATATTCTCGATGACCAGGGGCGCGACCATATCTGGATGTTTAACCCCAATGATAACTCATTTACCGCGAACGGCTCCATTCACGCAGGTGCCAGCGTTTATGCAGGCGGGGCAATTTTCGAGCCTGGCGGTAATATCAATGGCGAAATATGGGGCGGCTGGCTGAGCACATGGCTCGCTAATCAGTTCACCGCGCGGGATAACAACATCAATACCCGTGCCACATGGGACTGGGCAAATGGTCAGCTTGCCGCGCGGGATGACAATATTAACACCCGCTCGACATGGCAATGGGTGAATCAGCGTATAGATGAGGTTCAGAGCTGGACGTTACAGAACTTTGTTTCCAGTGTGCAGCTGGGCGCGGTGATTTCCACCTGGTGGCCCGCCGCGGGTGGTGACGCGCCTGCAGGGTATGTATTAACAGGCGGCGACTTTAACGACAATCAGTCTTATGTTCGCTACAAACCCGTTCAGTTCTGGACGCGTGGTGGGTGGGTTAATGCCCAGGGGTAAACATGCAAAATATTAAAAATTTCAGGGTTAAACAGCCAACCGAGCGTGATATTGAAAAGTACGGCGATGCCGCTGCCGCTATACGCTTTTTCGAGTCAGAAGACGGACAGGACTGGTATGAGTGCCAGTCGCTTTTTGCGGATAACACGATAAAAATCATGTACGACAGCGAGAATATTATTCGCTCCGTCATTGATAAGCCTGTACCGGAACGCGGCAACATTTATGCCATATCGATGTTTTCCCCCGAGGGGATGAGCGTTACGGAAATTGAGGGGAAATTGCCGGAGGGCTTCAGCATCAGGCGCGGGGAATGGGTATTCGACGGTAAAAAAGTTGTTCCACGCACCTGGTCGAAAGAAGAGCTTATCGCGCAGGCTCAAAAAACCAAATCAGCACTGCTTGATGAAGCCGCAAAGGTGATAGTGCCGCTGCAGGATGCATCAGATATTGAGATGGCAACGGAGGAAGAGTTACAGCAACTCAGGGCCTGGAAAACGTACCGTGTCCTCCTGAGTCGTGTGGATGTCAGCACTGCGCCTGATATCGACTGGCCGGAGTCACCTGCAGTCTGA